AAACAACAAGAAGCTTTACAGACTTTAATAACTAATATAGGTGTTTTAGAAACTCAAAAACATGGGTTATTACATGAATTAGCAGAGGTTAATAAAGATATAGAATCTTTTAAGAAAGAACTAGAAGAAGACTATGGAAAAGTAAACATTAGTCTTGACGACGGTTCTTACACTAACATTGAAGAAGATATTTTAGAAGAAGCTAATGTCTAATATAATCAGAAAAATTAGTATAGGCTCTGACTATAAAAACGATGCCATGCATTATTCTGTAGGTCAAGAGGTGTATGGAGGTCACAAAATATGTAATATATTAAGTGATAAAAACCAAGGTGAATATTCTATATATATTGAAAAGAACAATGAAATAATACCGTGGAAAAAGTTCAATTCAAATATGGCTATAGCTGTAGAGTTTGATTTAAAGTATTAATGAAAAGTCTTTATAATTTTATAATAAAACCTTATACAGAAAGATATAATAATAAAATAGACGTAGAAGGCAAAGAGTTGATAATTAATTCTAGTATAGAGTCTCATTTATTTGTAAGTAAAAAAGCAGTTGTTGTGCAAACTCCAGCTGCCTTTGATACAGATATAAGACCTGGTGATAAGGTTTACGTTCATCATAATATTTTTAGAAGATACTATGATATGAAAGGTAAAGAAAAAAATAGTGGAACTTTTTTTAAAGATGACTTATATTTTTGTAATTTAGATCAAATATATATGTACAATTTAAAATGTCATTTAAACTATTGTTTTGTCAAACCTCTAAAAGAAATAGAGGATCTATACAATAGAAAAGAAAAAGAATACTTTGGTATATTAAAATATTCTAATAGCTCCTTAGAAGCAGTAGGAGTGAGATCTGGTGACCTTGTTGTATTTACTCCTAACTCAGAGTTTGAGTTTATTATCGAAGGCGAACGCCTTTATTGTATGAAATCTAATGATATAGCCGTAACACATGAATACGAAGGAAACGAAAAAGAAAATAATCCAAGCTGGGCAAAAAGCAGTTGAAGAACTAATTAAGGTAGCAAAAGAAAAAATAGTAGATTCAGAAGACGATGTTTCTGCTGATAGACTTAAAAATGCAGCGGCTACAAAAAAATTAGCAATATTTGACGCTTTTGAAATATTAAAAAGAATAGAAGAAGAAGAAGCAATACTTGATAATAAACCTTTAGAGGTTAAAAAAGAAAGAGTTTTTAAGTTTGCAGAAGGGCGTAGCAAATGAGTTACAAACAGAACCTTTGGGAAGAGGTAAAAGATTTAATAAACCCAAAAATTTTAGCTAAACATAATAGATTAAAAAAATGGGAGTATGGTTATAATGCGGATTATGACTTTATAGTAATTAGTAAAACTGGACAAATTGGACAGATCATTGAAATTCAAAACCTCCGTATTGCATTACCAGCGGAGTATGAATGCTTTAAACGAAGCAAAACAAAAGAGAAGCAATACTGGGAAAAACACGAATACCCAAAAGAACTAGCGAGAATCAAAAGCAGGTTTGATTGGGAGGAATATCCTATAGAATTTAAAGAAAAATGGTTTGACTATATAGATGAAGAATTTAAACGTAGATCAGATGGTTACTGGTTTTATAATAACGGTGTGCCTACTTATATCACTGGTACTCATTACATGTATTTGCAGTGGTCAAAAATCGATGTTGGTTCAGCCGACTATAGAGAAGCAAATAGACTCTTCTTTATATTTTGGGAGGCATGCAAAGCAGATGATAGATGTTATGGGATGTGCTATCTTAAAAACAGACGGTCTGGATTTTCTTTTATGTCCTCAGCAGAGCTTGTTAACCAAGCCACAATATCTAGTGATGCCAGATTCGGCATCCTTTCGAAGTCTGGAGCAGATGCTAAAAAAATGTTCACAGATAAAGTTGTCCCGATATCCGTTAACTATCCGTTTTTCTTCAAGCCGATCCAGGATGGTATGGATCGTCCTAAGACCGAACTGGCATATAGAGTCCCAGCTTCAAAGCTTACTAGACGTAAATTAGATGACAACGTTAAATTAGAAGAATTAAAAGGTTTAGATACAACAATAGACTGGAAAAATACGGGTGATAACTCTTACGATGGTGAGAAATTAAAAATATTAGCACACGACGAATCAGGAAAGTGGGAGCGACCCGACAATATATTAAACAACTGGAGAGTTACAAAAACTACACTAAGACTAGGCCGAAGAATAGTAGGCAAGTGTATGATGGGCTCAACATCAAATGCATTAGATAAAGGTGGAAACAACTTTAAAAAACTCTATTACAATTCAGACGTTACAAAAAGAAATAGAAACGGACAAACAAGTAGCGGACTCTATTCTCTTTTCATCCCTATGGAGTGGAACTACGAAGGATTCATGGATACTTTTGGATCACCTGTATTCATTACGCCAAAAAATAAAACAATCGGAGTTGATGGTCTGCCAATTGAAACAGGAGTAATAGAGCATTGGGACAATGAAGTAGATGGTTTAAAATCTGATCAAGATAGTTTAAATGAATATTATAGACAATTTCCTAGAACAGAAGCTCATGCTTTTAGAGATGAAACTAAATCTAGTCTATTTAACTTAGCTAAAATATATCAACAAATAGATTATAATGAAGAGTTAGTAAACTCTATAAAAGTTACTACAGGTAATTTTCAATGGCAAAATGGAATTAAAGATACTAAAGTACAGTTTTTTCCAAATCAAAAAGGAAGATTTAATATAACTTGGGTTCCTGCTTTTCACTTACAAAATAATGTTGTGAATAAAAAAGGAGGTAAATACCCAGGCAACGAATATTTAGGAGCTTTTGGTTGTGATAGTTATGACATATCAGGAACAGTAGATGGAAAAGGATCTAATGGATCTTTACATGGCTTGAGTAAGTTTTCTTTAGCAGATTGCCCACCTAATCACTTTTTTTTAGAATATATATCAAGACCTGAAACGGCTGAAATATTTTTTGAAGACGTATTGATGGCTTGTATATTTTATGGCATGCCTATATTAGCAGAGAATAACAAACCTAGATTATTGTATTATTTCAAAAGAAGGGGATATAGAGGTTTTAGTATTAATAGACCTGATAAAATATGGAACAAATTATCTACTACTGAAAAAGAAATAGGTGGAATACCAAATTCAAGTGAAGATATAAAACAAGCTCATGCAGCGGCTATAGAAACTTATATAGAAACATTTGTTGGTGACTTAGGTGAAACTCATGGAGACATGTATTTCCAAGAAACGCTTGAAGATTGGGCTCAATTTAATATAAATAACAGAACTAAACATGATGCTTCGATAAGCTCTGGTTTAGCCATAATGGCTTGTAACAAACACAATTATGTTCCTAAGGCACCTGTAGAACTTCAGGCTATTTCTCTAGGTATTAAAAAGTACGACAATAAAGGATCACTTTCAAAAATAATAAAATAAATGCAAATAACTACTAACTATAGCGCTTTTCCGAATCAGGTGGTACCTGCGGCAGAAAAAGCAACATTTGAATACGGGCTGAAAGTTGCGCAAGCGATAGAAGGTGAATGGTTCAGAAATTATAGAGGTGGATTAGGTTCGGGAGCTCAAGGTGGTGGTTATGCTGTGAACTTCAATGCTTACCATACTTTAAGATTATATGCTAGAGGAGAACAGCCTATTCAAAAATATAAAGATGAATTATCAATAAATGGTGATTTATCATATTTAAATCTTGATTGGCAGCCTGTTCCAATAGTGGCTAAGTTTGTTGATATAGTTGTTAATGGTATGTCACAAAGACATTTTGATATCAAAGCGTTTGCTGTTGACCCTGAATCTACAAATAAAAGAACTAGATACGCACAAGAACTAATGAGAGATGTTGAGCAAAGAGAAATGTTTGAACAACTTAAAAATGAATTAGGAGTAGAAGTAAGATCACCAGAGAGTAAAAAACTAGGTTTAGAAAGCCCTGAAGAACTAGAACTTCATTTACAATTAGATTTTAAACAAAGCGTTGAAATAGCTGAAGAAGAATTAATAAACAATATTTTAGACAAAAATAAATTTGATTTAATTAGAAGAAGATTTACTTATGATTTAGTAACAATTGGTATTGGGGCAGCAAAAACTAGTTGGAATAAAGCCGAAGGCATAGTCGTAGATTATGTAGATCCCGCTAATTTAGTATATTCATATACTGCAGATCCAAATTTTGAAGATTTATATTACGTTGGCGAAGTTAAAGCGGTTACGTTAGAAGATCTTAAAATGCAGTTTCCTCATTTAACAGATGAAGAAATGGAACTTATACAACAATACAGAGGTAATGAAGAATATTTAAGAAACTGGAGTGGTAGAAACGATAATAACACTGTGCAAGTTCTTTATTTTGAATACAAAACTTACCATGATCAAGTATTTAAAATAAAAGAAACTAATACAGGATTACAAAAAGCGCTGGAAAAGCCTGATACATTTAATCCTCCTGAAAATGACAACTTTCAAAGAATATCTAGATCTATAGAAGTACTTTATTCTGGTGCTAAAATTCTAGGACATCCACTAATGTTAGAGTGGCAGTTAGCTAAAAATATGACTAGACCTATAGCTAATACTAATAAAGTTAGAATGAATTATACTGTTTGTGCTCCTAGACTGTACAAAGGAAGAGTTCAGTCTTTAGTAAGCAGAGTAACTGGTTTTGCTGATATGATACAGCTCACACATCTCAAGTTACAACAGGTTATGTCTAGAATGGTTCCAGACGGTGTTTACTTAGATATGGACGGTTTAGCAGAAGTTGACCTAGGAAATGGTACTAATTATAACCCTGCAGAAGCCTTAAACATGTACTTCCAAACTGGTAGTATAGTAGGTAGATCAATGACTCAAGACGGTGAAATGAACCATGGTAAAGTTCCTATACAAGAACTGCAGTCGTCATCAGGTGGTGCTAAAATACAAAGTTTAATACAAACTTATCAGTATTATTTACAGATGATAAGAGATGTAACAGGACTTAACGAGGCTAGAGACGGTAGTACTCCTGATAAAAACGCCTTAGTAGGTATACAAAAATTAGCAGCGGCTAATTCAAACACAGCGACAAGACACTTGCTACAGGGTATGTTATATCTGACTTCAAGAGTATGTGAAAATATAACACTAAGAGTTGGAGATTCTTTAGATTACCCATTTACAAAACAAGCACTGCAAGATAGTTTAAGTAGA